GGCGTCTGCTCGCCGGGCTGGCTGGATGTCCGGATCTTTGAGATGCCAGATTGGGCCAAGCCTAAAAAGGGCAAACGATGAACTACGGTTTGCTGATGCCATGCCGCCTCGTCCAGGTGATCGATGCGACGCACTACGCTGTTGCCTTGGCCGGGCAAGTCGAGATAGAGATTCACTTGATGGAGGTCAGGTCGAACGGTATCACGTCGCCGAAAGTAATCGATCAGCTTGAAGCGAGTCTCAAAGCCGAGCGACGGCTAGCTTGCTGGCTTCCGGTTCCGGAGCACGATAGAGGCTGGTTCTTGGGCCTTAGGCCGGGCTGTAGCTTCGCCGGAGACTTAATCTTGGCTTCGGAGTCGCTTACGCAAAAACTCGCGTCTAAAGCGATCCTTGTGCGTTTGGGAGCCGTAGTAGAATGGAGGGGTGAGGAATGGGTACGAACGTGGTCACTGTAAAACATGCCTCAAATGGAGTAAAGATACCCCTAGAGGGGGCCGCCCAGTTGGGTCCTTCCTGCCTCGGCCCTGCAACCGTGTGCAATGCGATCAGTCTCATTTTGAGACACAGTTTCTTTCTTTACCTCTTTTGTAGGTCAACCGTTTGTGTATCAACCGTTTGTGTATCAATCTAAAGAAGTAATCTATGAAATTAGAAAAACGCAGCGTTAAAGACCTTTCTTCCGATCCGGCAAACGCTCGCAAGCACTCCGATCGCAACATTGAATCGATCATGGCGAGCCTTCGCCGCTTCGGTCAGCAAAAGCCAATTGTGGTCGATTTATCTAATGTCGTTCGTGCAGGCAACGGAACACTTGAAGCCGCTAAGCGTCTCGGTTGGGAAACGATCGCCGTGGTTCAGTCGGATCTTACCGGCGCGGATATGTCCGCTTACGCGATCGCGGACAACCGGACAGCGGAACTCGCTGAATGGGATGATGAGATTCTCAAAGCAACGCTAGAAGGACTCGATGACGCTTTGCGTGATGCAGCAGGATTCGACCTCAAGGAGCTTGATGAAATCTTGAAAGAACCGCAGGAAGTCACCGAAGACGACGTACCCGAACCTCCAGTCGATCCAATCACAAAGCCGGGCGACCTGTGGATTCTTGGTGACCATCGGGTGCTTTGTGGGGACTCGACGAAGGCGGAGGATGTCGAGCGGCTGATGGCGGGGGCGAAGCCGTTCGTTATGGTGACTGACCCGCCGTACGGCGTGAAGCTGGATCAGTCGTGGCGTGACAAGGCTTTGGGCGACAAAGCGATGGGACCCGGAAACAGAAATGTCGTGTCAAACGACGACCGGGCAGACTGGACAGAAGTCTGGCAGGCGTTCCCTGGTGACGCCGCCTACGTTTGGCACGCAGACAAGTTTTCGGATGTGGTGATGGCAAGCCTTCGGTCTGCCGGGCTTGAGATTTGCCAACAGTTGATCTGGAACAAATCTGTGATGGTGATGGGACGAAGCGATTATCACTTTAAGCACGAGCCGTGCTGGTATGCAGTTCGCAAAGGCAGAAACCACGGATGGATCGGCGACAGGAAACAGACGACCGTCATCGACGCAAAAAGCCCCAATCACATCATGTCGGGTTCCGACGAGGACAAGACGGAGCATCCGACACAAAAGCCGGTCGAGTGCATGGCCTACCTGATGCGGAATCACGGTGGCGATGTTTACGACCCGTTCCTCGGCTCCGGCACCACGCTGATCGCCGCCGAGCAACTGGGCCGCAAGTGCTACGGCATGGAGATCAGCCCGCAGTATTGCGATGTGATCGTCAAGCGGTGGGAAAATCTAACCGGCAAACAGGCGTACCGCGAAAATGTCTGAATCCGATCGTCTCAAGGAAATCGCAGAAGGAAAGGAAAAAGCTTGGAAAGCCTACAAAAAGCTTTCCGAGGCCGAAAAGATTGTCACTGGAAAAATGTCGGCAGAAGATCGACATCGCAATCGAGTTGCGACCAAGCGACGCGCCGAGTACGAAACCGTTCGCGAAATCGGCCCGCTTCCAGCCGTTGCGAATCAAGAACGTCGCGACGCTTCCGCGCGATCAATGATGATCTTTTTTGTTTCCTACTTCCCACAATCCTTCCTCCTCGACTTCGGCGACGATCACCGCAAAGTCATCGCACGCCTTGAAACCGCGATCCTCGAAGGTGGCCTCTTTGCTCTCGCTATGCCGAGAGGTTCCGGCAAAACCACGATTTGCGTCCGCGCACTTCTTTGGGCGATCCTTTACGGTCATCGCAAATTCGCCATGCTCGTTGGTGCGTCCGCTGACGCCGCGAAAGAACTTCTTGCCGAACTAAAGGTCGAACTGGAAACCAACTTGATCCTTACGCAAGACTTTCCGGAAGTCTGCTTTCCGATTCAGAAGCTAGAAGGCATCTCGCAGCGAGCTAAAGGCCAAATGCTCGGCGGCAAACAAACGAACATCGGGTACAAAGGCAATCAAATCATTTTGCCGACCGTCAAGGATTCCGCCGCTTCGGGTTCGATTATTCGCGTCGCTGGCCTCTTAGGCCGAATCCGAGGTGCAAAGTATGTCAACGCCGATGGCGAATCGATGCGACCTGACTTGACGATCGTTGACGACCCCCAAACCGATGCTTCCGCGAAATCCGAAAACCAGTGCGCACAGCGTGAACGCGTCTTATCGGGTGCGATCCTTGGTCTTGCCGGGCCGGGCAAACGCATCGCGGGTGTGATGCCTTGCACCGTGATCCGTCGCGGTGACATGGCAGACCGACTCCTCGATCGTTCGATTCATCCGAGGTGGAACGGCGAACGCTGCCGAATGGTTTACCGATGGCCAAGTAATCAGAAGCTCTGGGACTCTTACGCCGAGCTGCGAATCAGCGACCTTAAGCAAGGCAACGACAAGCTACCACAAGCCACCGAGTTTTACGCCGACAACCGGCAAGAGATGGACGAAGGTTCGATCGTCGGCTGGCCAGCACGCTATGAGCCGCATGAACTTTCCGCGATCCAGCACGCCGTGAATTTGAAGCTTGGTAATCCGGATACATTTGACGCCGAGTATCAAAACGATCCCAAAGAAACGCTTGGCAACCAAACCGGCAAACACGCTGCGACGGCTGACGTGATTTGTCAACGCGCCAGCGGTTACGCGCAAGGTGAGATCCCCCGCGAAGCGAATCACCTCGTTTGCGCGGTCGATGTTCAACAAAACGCATTTTTTTATGCTGTCCTCGCTGTTGCAGATGGCTTTACATCTTGGGTCGTCGATTACGGAGTTTGGCCGGATCAAGGAAAAATCTACTACACACTTTCCGAAATCGAACGCACGATTACGCATGAAACCGGAGTCGGCAACCTGGAAGCGTCATTGCTCTCCGGACTCCGACGGCTTGAATCGCACTTGCTTTCTCGTCAGTTTGTCCGTGATGACGGAGCTTCGATGCCGATCGAACGAATTGTGATCGATGCCAACTGGGGGCCGAGTACCAAAACCGTCTATTCTTTTGTCCGTCAATCCGAACAGCGTTCACTTTGGCTTCCGTGGCATGGTCGCGGCGTATCCGCGAAGCAAACTCCGATCAATCAGTGGCCGAGAAAGCCGGGTGAAATCGTTGGGCCGGAATGGCGTATCTCGGCAGCAAACGCCGGTCAGCAGGTTCCGAGGCATATCATCGCCGATGTCAATCACTGGAAGACCGTCTTACACCAAAGACTTCAGCAACCCGAAGGCGAGCCAGGCGCGATGATGCTCTACAAGGCTTCTCCGATGAAGCACCGGATGCTCGCCGATCACCTTTGTAGCGAGCAAGCGATCGAAACCGCTGGCCGAGGTCGAACCCTCGTTGAGTGGCAGCTATTGACAGGCCGCGACAATCACTTCTTGGATTGCTTGGTGATGTGCCTTGTGGGTGCTTCGGTCGTTGGCGTTCGGACGCAAGCCGATCCGCAACCAGTCTTGCAGCGACCTCGCAAGAGCCTCCAGCAGATGCGAGAAGAAGCTTTGAACCGTCGTCGGGAGTAGGCACTAGACAGGTCGAGTAGAATGAACGCTACAGCCGAAACGTAGCAATCATTCTTACAGCGAGTCTCAAAAAGTGGCAAACGCCGACGGAAGCTTAACACCGGGCGAAATCGCAGAAGCAGCCAGCAAGCCGCAATCGGTTAGCGTTGATGGCACTTCAGCGACCAGAGCGAGCACGCAAGAGCTTATCGAAGCCGATCGCCACCGAGCCGCCAACGCAGGAGCCACGACACCTTGGCGAGGGCTTATCTTCGCAAAGATTCGCAAAGGTTCCGCTGTCAACGGAGATCGCGGCTGATGCCAATCGTTGACCAGTACGGCAAACCGATTCAGCAAGCAACCAAGCAAGCGGAAGCACTTCGCAAGATGCGAGCCGATTCCCGCGCCGAGCTTTCCGCTGCTTACGATGCCGCACAAACAACGGGTGAAAACCAAAAGCACTGGCGTTACGCTGACGACCTTTCCGCTTCCGCTGCTAATAGTCTGACAATCCGAAAAACGCTGAGACAGCGAGCAAGATACGAATGCCTAGAAGCCAACTCGTTTGGAAATGGCATCGTTAACACGCTAGCCAACGACACTGTTAGCACCGGGCCGAGGCTGCAAGTTCAGCTTCCAGACCGCGATGCCGCTAAGGAGATTGAACGACAGTTTTACCGCTGGATGAAGTCGATCAACTTAACTCGCAAGCTTCGAACCGCACGACTCGCTAAGTGCGTCGATGGCGAAGCCTTTCTTCTTCGCGTCAACAATCCGATTATCCGCAATCAGGTACAGCTCGACGTTCAGCTTGTTGAAGCCGATCAGATTTCCACTCCGGGCTGGATCGAAGGACGACCGGGAGCAGTCGATGGTATTATTTTCGATCGTTATAACAATCCGACGATTTACCACGTTTTGAAACAGCATCCCGGTGATACTTGGGTCATAAACTCGTTCGAAAAAGAAGATGTCTTCGAACAAGATATGATTCACGTCTTTAATCGCGTTCGACCGGGACAGGTTCGCGGCATTCCCGAAGTCACTCCCGCACTTCCGCTTTTTGCAATGCTCCGGCGTTATACGCTGGCAACGATCCTCGCCGCTGAAACCGCTGCCGATTTTGCAGCGGTGATCGAGACAACCGCCAACACCTATGACTCGACTGGCCAAACCGTCGATACTTCAGTTGCTCCATTCGATCACGTTCAGATTGATCGCGGCATGATGACAAGTCTTCCGTATGGCTGGAAGATGTCGCAGTTCCGGCCAGAGCAACCAACGACGACTTACGAGAGTTTCCGCAATGCAATCCTGATGGAGATCGCTCGATGCTTAGGAATGCCAACCAACAAGGCTCGCGGCGATTCATCGCAGTATAACTATTCTTCCGCGCGACTCGATCATCAGCTTTACTATCACCAGATCGAGATTGAGCGCAACGAATGGGAAACCGCTTGCCTCGACAAGATTTTCTCTTGGTGGCTCGATGAAGCTTTACTAATCGATGGCTACTTACCAGCAATCGATGCGATCGAAGAAATCCCGCACCAGTGGACATGGCCGCCAGCAAAATCCGCCAATCCGGTTGACGACGCAAGCGCCGCGATCAACCTAATTAACAACGGCTTGATGACGGAAGAAAAGTATTTCGCCGAGAACAACATCGACGGCGAAGCACACTACCGCGAATTGATGGAGCAGTTCAATCGCCGGAAAGCTCTCGGAATGCTTTCGCAAGAGC